CACTGTATAGCTACCAAAGTCTTTAAATGAAATCTTACCAAACTCTGCAGTTGCCGCCGCAGTCTGCTTGTCTTTCATTTCCTTTGCTTTGGTCTGTAAAGCCATGGCCGCCTGTGTCATGCCTTTGGCATTGAGACGATTTGCAAGGTCTTGGTAGTATGCCACTGTGCCAAACTCGCCCGGTGTTTCCTGCGCTGTTTCCTGAATGGTACGAGCGTTACGTGTACGTGGGTCTAGTGCGGCTGATAAAGGACTAAGGCCTTGAAACAAAGTCTGTGCAGGTAGAAACGTCAGTCCAGACGGCATCTGCTGGTTGATTTCTTGTGTTACCTGACCTTGTACGACGTTAGGATCTGCAAAGAGTCCTAATACCTGTGAATCAATCGCCATTATGTAGCCCTCAACATTGGGTCAGCCCAGCCTTGCTGTTGCTGTGGCGCCGGTTGATTGTAGAAACGGAATCCAGTGTCTTGTGGTTGCTGTGGAGGCCTCATTAGACCCTGTACAGCCTTGTTAGCAATCCCACCAAACTGTCCATACATAGCCGCCTGCATCTGAGCATTATTCCCGGCAATTTGACTCTGCAAGTTTGCGATGCCTTGTGAGGCTGTTGCCGCCGCACCAGCACCCTCCAATCTCCGACGACGCTCTTCATCAGCCAACCGGCGACCGTAGTCCATTTCAGTACGTTGAATGTCGTACACACCAGTTTGATCGGTAAACAATCCACGAGCTAAGTTGAGACGGTTAAGAATGTCTGTTTGTGCAAAGTCTAAAGAGTCTGCGGCAATTCCAAGGTCTTGCTGTGCAAAGGTAGACTGCAAACCGGCAAGTGCAGGATTGACGTATTGCCCTGTACCAATGTCTGCTCCAATGCCTGTCAAACCTTTAGCGGCTAGATTTGAATAAGCCTGCTCAGTTTGAAACTCACGTTGTCCTGATAACAAAGACAAAAGCCGATCAGTACGCTGTTGCGCCACTGCCATCGGATCTGTGCTGATATTTTGCAAGACACCGGTACCAAGATCACCAAACGTAGTTGCTCTTTGTTGCATCTCAGGCGTTAAGTTAAACCCTGCTGATACTAGGTTACCTTGAGCATCTACTTGGTAGTCTGCTGTACCATATGGAGATGTAAACCCGACAGGACGAAACTTAGAAGCCTCCATTCCTGCTTCCCTAGCTTCTCTACCTGCCGCAATCTGCGCCTCGATGCCCTGATTAGCTGTCTTAGCGGCCTTGTTAGCACCGTAGCTGGTAACCACTGCACCAGCGACTGCACCGCCTACTGCACCCCATGTCATGAGTTAGTCTCCAATAAATCCCAAGGATATGTAAATTCACTATAATCTTTTGCTTTCACTGCGTTTTCAACCTCGCTTAAATCGTTCGCTTCAGGCACACCAGTTATTGCCGCCCATAACACGTCTGTTTCTGCATATAAGGCGATACGAGAGCCGTATGGAGCCTTTCCTATATATGGCCCTTCAATCACCATATCACCGTCCTCAGACTTAATTCCAACAGTGCCTGAGATAATAATCCATAGACGCTCACGGTTCCAAAGCTCTGACACTATTGACACACCAGCCGGAATAGTAAGCACTCGTGTGTAGGCACCGCCTATTAAGTATTCTTGTAAGCCTTGGTCGTTTATCTCGTCCATCTCTCCTCGTTCTGAGCCTAGATGGGCTTGTAAGGCTTCTTTGTATTCTTCAATAACCTGACGCTGATTTAAGCGTAATTCTTTATTATCTTCCGGTATGATGAGTTGATGTTCTATCATTAGGTCTTCATAATGTATGCTAATGCATAGTACGGAGGCAGGTTCTTGTTAGTTCCTGATTCACCAGCAGAGGCAATACTAATACCTGTCGTCGCTGTGCCTGACGTACCTGTAACGTCATTACCGACGGTTGTACCGGAGTCAAACGAGTTGTTCTGACTGCCTGAGTTTGGTACTGAGTGATTGTGACCGGGGTCAGTGACTGTGTGCGTGTGCGACACAACAACAGCGTCTGCACTACCGCCTGTGTCATCTACAGAATATGTACTTCCTGCACCAACGACGAACCGATTACGCAAATCAGGTGTGCTGTTAGTCCCGTCACAGATTACAAAGCCTGTAGGAATTGAAGCTACGCTACCAGACCATAAAAGAATCGCACCAGACGGCACAGAATTCGCTGTAACAAACGCTGTTGATGCCACCTGTGTCGTGGACGTACCAGCCACAGCAGTAGGAACTGTAGGCACCCCTGTAAACTCTGGAGACTGTAAATTAGCCTTTGTAGAAATTGCGTTTGAAATAGCATTGAATTCGTTGTCAATCTCAACGCCTTTCACTTTTTTGTTTGCATCACCAACTGGTAAAGAGTCTTTAGATGCAAAGTTTGTTGCTTTAGTATAGTCGCTCATTTAGCTCACCAGTTTTCCGTTCTTTGCAAAAATATCCATTTTCTGTAATGACAAAGCACCACCTTCAATATCAGCTTCAATGCCAATTTGAACTACAGCACCTTTGCCGCCAATGTTTAATGAAATGTTATCCAGAATAATACCAGATGAATACTCAGCTTCGTTGTCTGTATCGTCATCAGAGAAATACTGATCAACGTTGTACTCTGAAGTGATACCTTCCGATAGCACAAAAGATGTTGAGCTATAATCAATATTGTAATCAAAAGCCCATTTCAATGAAGCATCCTGATTAGTCGCACCAATCACTGCAAGACGTATCTTTTTAAGAATGCTTTCAACAGCGGCATTACCAAAGTCAAAGTAATTTGTAAAGTATGACATCCGGTATGTTGTACCATTGTCTGTATAGCTGTTATACCTGCCTACGTACCCGCTTTGACCTAATAACAAGTCTCCATTGTTCCGAATAGCATAGGCCGATGGAGTGATGTTATTCCATAACGTTACACGCCTTGCTCCACCTTCCATGACGCCACGCATATCGAAACAATACGTGTATCCTGTAGCCGGTAATGTAAGCAAATAGAATGCGTTTTGTTGTGAAAAGATACCCTTGATTCTGTACTGTGATTCGCCTGCAACATACTGTACAATCTCATCACGAACATTCCGGGATACGTCACCAATCGGACTACTCACTTCTTGAATTGTTCGACCTAGTGTGCGTACACCGTCTGCTGACAAGAACACTACATCACTGCCAGCGTTCTGTACTGAATCCCTAGCTACACAGCCAATACCTTTAATATTGTCCACCATTTGAAACGTTGCACCGGTAGGATCTTCAGCACCTGCAAAGAATGCAATGTTACGACGCCCGAATATCACAAGACGATTGTTATAGGCTGTGACGGCTGTAATGGTGTCGTCTTCTCCAAAGATTTCACGAACGTCTAAATAGCCTGTACCAGTGCCTGAAAACGTCTGAGGCTCTAAAATCTTTGACCAGTATAGTTTGTAGTCATCGGCCACCCACATACGGTTGAAACAGGCGGCACCACAGCTAGGCGTTGTAGACAAGGGCGCACTACTATACTCGTTATAGTTGTCGTTGCTTCCATCGTAGTACACCATCTGGTGACCTTGCTGTACAAACACTGCGTAGTTGTTAAAGCAAACAATTTGCCAGTCATCGTCAGTGATGGTGATGTCTGTGGCGTCTGCGTCTGTAAGCTCTGTAGACGTTCCATTCTCTTCTAAACGCCACAACGCATTGTTAGCGGCATACAAGATTTCCAACGTACCATCAGACTTTGTATATTCAGCAATGGCTCGCACTTGTCCTGTGAAAGCAGATGGATTAACACCTGTCCAGCCTTTTCGACTACCAATCCGACCAAACTTGTCAATAATACAATTCGTTGCTTCTAGTGCGAATCCATTAGAAATCGTAATACCAGACTCTTGGGTGTTAAGCCCATAAAAGCCCGGTGCGGCTAACGTAATTGCTTGAAGCTGTCCTGCCATTACACTGAAGCCCAGATGAGTTCGTCAGAGAAGTGACCAGCATCAATCGCAATGTGGTCAGATAGTGATTGTATATACAACTGTGAAGCCTCTTGAGAACCGATGCCGCCGTCTTCACCACGCTCTGCAACTGCACGGGCATAGGCACCTAACACGACAGGCTCTGAAGGGCATAACAAAACGTCAGAGTTATTGAGTAAAGAGTCTTGAGGATCTACAAGGTTAAACCGAATGGTGTATTCACCACCGGGAATTGGATAGATATCCACCTGTGTATCACCATCAGCAGACAATCCATTAAAGGTGTAGTAACGAGGCTCACCATTTTCTGCTGTCTGATTTAAAAAGACATCGTTAAACCAACTTGATGAACGTTGCTCCATAAACCAATTGGAGGTGTCATTCACAACGTCTAGTACACGGAAGCGACTACCGGCTGTATTAAGTTCGTAGTTGAACACCCCAGACTGCGTAGTTGCTGTCAGCGTCTTACGCAGGGCATTCCAGTTCCACGCATCTTCAACATGCCGCTTTGCATCGTTGACGAACGTCCCAATCAGCTTTGCATAGCTGTTTTCCGTAACAGCACTCACTTCTCGTTCCCGGAGACGAATGAGTACGGAGTTGACGAGTTCTAAGTAGGTCACTTATCTTCCACTTTATATCGACGGCCTTCAAACGTGAACGACTTGTATCCTGCCTGCTTCGCTTGCCGATACATGTCACGGAACGCCTTTGCTGAGTGAGAATTGCCTTTATATTTTGGAAAGTCTTTTGGCTGTACACGCTGACCTTGTGCTTTCTGACGATTAGATGTCCCGCCTGCGTTTTGTGTAGCTTTTGTACCTGCGACGCCTACGGCAACACCAACAGCCGCTGATCTACGTGCCGTTTCACGATTGGTACGCTGACCTCGTGTAGCTTGTGCAGACTGCTTCTGTCCCGGTGTCTTCTTTGTCACCATGTCTTTAGCATGCTTCTGTGCTTCACGAACAGCTTTTGCACCATACTTTGTAATTGCTTTTGCTACGCCCATGCGAGCAATGAATGCTAAAATTGCTGGAATTGCCATTACCACTTCACCTTATCGGCCCAGTAAGCCGCTGACATTTTACCTTGAGCTATGTTCTTGGCATGACGAGCCTTGAACGATCGTTGACGGGCTGTAGGAGACTTGTCCCCTTTCACGCCCTGCTGACCAAATCGAATGAGTTGGATTTTTTCGCCTTCTTTTGCTAAAACAGCATGAGACTTTGTGGGATGTTTAGGTGTCTTTTTAGGCTTGTTGTAGCCTGCAAAAGTTTCACCTCGATATTCAATTGTCATTATTCACCTCTCACTGCAGTGGCGTTGTGTTCAATGACAGAGATTAAAATGGTCGCACTAGATGAGGCAGAAGCTTGAATTTTATCACCAGCTTCCATCATAATAAACTCGTTATATTGACCACCAATTTGAAAAAACTCTTTAGCACTTAATGTATACCCAGATAAAACAGGCAATGAAGCTGTTTGGGATGCATCATAATAAGTGACTGTAAAAGTTTCCGTTGATCCGGATGTATTAGTGACTTACACTAAAATCCATTCAGCCCGCTTATTAGCAGGTACTTCATAGATGTCTGTTAAAGATGTTGTTAGTGAGGCACCAACTGATCGTTTTGTAGCCATTGTATTATACCATAAAAGTTTTAAAAAGTCAAATTACATAGTGTAAGTTGTTGTTGACTCTTTAGGTTTTGTCTCTTTTGGCCTTGTATAAATTGGCCCCTCGTACTTGCACTTAACACCTTTCTTTGTCTCATGACAAATAATTTTACTTTTAGGCTCTGCCACGGGTAGTCCTCTTCTTTGCAGTTTTCTTGGCTTGCGTAAAAGCCTGTGCAGTGGGCGCACCAGCACTCCCCGGAGTACGCATCTTTTCACCACTACCAGCTTTAATGCGTTTCCGTTTAGCGTGTATGTTTTTATACAACGACATTACTTAGCCACTTTACCGTTTACAAGCTTCTTTCCGGTTTTACGACACCGGCCTTGTGCGACACACGCTTCAGGTGTTGTACAGCTTGGATGAGGCTTCTTTACCTTTGGCTTACTCGGCTTTGGGAGGTCTTTATCCCCGG